TTAGCCTTTTTGGGGCGTCTGGAGCTGCCTCTGAAGAGCCAGTTCGCGACGCAGCTGGTCGTTTTCTCGTTCCAGCTTATCGATACGAGCATCACGCTTTTCTAACAGGTCGAATAAGCGTTGGATCATCTGCTTATCGGACATTCCAATGTCACTATTGCGAGGCTGCCTTTCTTCTGGAAGATCCTCTGGGATGTCTGATGTAGAAGGCTTTATATAAGAGATGTAGTTCTCGATGTCGGCAATCTGCAGAACATCTCGAACCTTCTCTATGAAGGGCTCAGGCGTTGAGACCCTGCCGCGCTCCATCTTGGAAATGAAGCCCTGGGGGTAGCCTGTCATCGATGACAGTTCCTTCTGGGTGATTTTTTTTTCGGCCCTAATTCTTTGTATGTCAAGCCTTCTTGATAATTTGCTCATATTGATTGAAAAAATATTGTCTAGAAAAACTTGTAATACTACAACAAAACTTATTATATTTGCCGCTGTTTTTGTAATATATTACATAAACTCGGAAAATATTTCTTCTGCAAAGGTAATAATATTTTCCAAATAGCAAACAATTTTTTCTGATTTTTTTAATTATTTTTTTTATGTGTCAAACTTCACTAGTAGAAATGTACAAGAAGGCTAAGGAAAAGCCAACTCCTTGTAAGCTGTTAGTCAAGGAGATAGCGCATGTGTCAAACCACGCTGAATCCACAGTGCAGAAATGGGTACTCGGCTTGAGTGTTCCGGACATCAACGTCAGGCAGATGCTGTCTGAACACTTCAAAATCCCTGTCGATATCCTGTTTCCTAACGTCAAACGTCGTCATGCGAAGCAGTGAGCCTTATGTTGTCATGAACAGCAGATACTCTATTGATGAAACTAGCAGGCTCCTGGGCATACATCGTCACACGCTGCGTAAGTACACCAATAGAGGCCTAATCAAATGTGGATTCCGCCGTGTTAACGGCAGGAAGTTTTATCTGGGAAGTGAAATTTTGCGCTTCTGGCGCGCTACAAAATAAAAAACTATGAATATCAATCTTAAAGGATACATAACAGTAGATAGGAGCATTCAGATTCATTGGCTTTTTGACGATGATCATAAGTTCAAACGCTGGCTTGAACTAGTCATGATGGCTAACTGGAGCCGTGGTTTTGCCCGAAACGGCAACCACAGGGCTCTGCTTGAACGTGGCCAGGCAATCATCAGTGTGAGATTCCTGATGCACAGATGGAAAACCAATGGCAGATACGTCATTGATTTCATTTCAGAATTGGAAAAGGAGAAGATGATAGAATGTAAGAGAAAAAAAGCCTACACAATCATCTCCATCAAGGATTATGACCAGTACCAACGCAATGAACCTGTCCAATCTCAGTATAACCATTCACAAGAAAACGAAGATTTGGAACACGTTGGGAAACACCCCGAGCAACGCAATCGGTCAAGACTTGAAGAAGAAAAAGAAATTAAAAATAATACTCTCTCTAACAAAACGCGTGAAGAAGAAAATTTTGGTGTTGTTGAATCAAAAATGAACTTTACGTTGAGTGATTATTGCGAAGAGTTGAAGCACTCTGATGCATCGATAGAGCAGGCCATGATGGCGCTGAGGCGCGACAAGGAATGCGTTCTCAGACTCATAGACCTTTTCTTGCCTGAAATGCAGTTCCAGAATAAGGTGCATGCAGACTTCAACGATTTCAAGAAGCATTTTATCAATTGGGCGAAAATACAACTTCAAAACGAAAAAAGAAATGGAAATGGAGGACAAAAACAACAGGGAAATAATTCCGATAATCAACTCAAGCGACGTCGAGGCACTGATGTCGGCAATCATAAAGCGTCAGATTATGGTGGACCGTTTTCGCTTCAACCTGACAGCACAGAAGGCGTTTGACCTGCTGACCGCCTGTTACAGGATCACAGTGGAGAGTCGCCAGCGCACGTTCCGCGAAGACGACAACGTGATCAACGTGCTCATGAGATTCGCCAGTTTCATCACTGCCGAGAATCCCAAGTTTGGGGTTATGCTGTGCGGCACTTGCGGCAATGGAAAGTCCACGATGCTGTACGCTTTCCAAAAGGCATTGAACTTCCTCAATAGAGGAGGGCATTTCTCGTTCTTGAGCAAAGAGTTCGAAGTGGGCATGGAGATTGTCGATGCCATGGAGATAACCATACTTTCAAAAGACTACAACAAGATGCGCAGCCTGCGCTCACGCTCGATGCTTGCCATAGACGACCTCGGCAAGGAGCCCGCCGAGGTGTTGAGCTACGGCAATGTGCTCAGTCCCGTTGTTGACCTGCTTGAGTACCGCTACCAGCATCAGCTGTTCACGGCCATCACGACAAACCTCACGGCAGCCGAACTGCAGGAAAAGTATGGTGTCCGCATCGCCGACCGCTTCAACGAGATGCTGGAAGTCATCGTCTTTCAGGATGTGAGATACCGCTGTTAACTTTGCGGTACTATGACATCAAACCAGAAAGATATTCAACAGTTACCCGAGTACACCATAGAGCTCCCGATGGAACCATATCTGAAACAATGGGTTATCAATCAATTCGGGGGACCGGCTGTGTCGTTCCCTAAAAACTCCGTAGAGAACCACATCCTTGAGATCTTTCTGATTCGTATACCGCACTTCACAAGGCGTGCTGAGCCAAGTGAAGAGACGTTGACGATACTTCTGCCTCATTTCAAGTACAAAGACGTTAGGCAATTCAACTATATGCCCAAGGCCGGAATGTATACCCTTCATAAGTGCATCCGCTCGCGCTTCATCATTGACCTGTGGAATGATCTGCACACTTTCGGGCATATAGGAAAGATGAAGCAGGACGTCATTTGGGCCTGGATGGAGTCCCATGGCATCGACATGACCGACACCAACTGGAACACCATCGCCAAGTTGTATATGCGTAAACGCCAAGTCTATCTAGTTCAAGTTTGGCGTGAAAAGCAAAAAAAGGTTAAAAATTCGCAACTTGAACCCCCAAAAAATGAGCAATGTTAACCATGTTAACCAGTTTGATTTTTGAACGAAAAAAATAGCAGAAAATGGACCATCAGTCGCTACCTGGAATAAAGTTCATCGGCTACGTTCCAGCCGAGAACCTGCAGCGTGAGATCATGTACAAGCACCTTGCGGGTCTGCCCGTCGGCATCTTCACCGAGGTGACGCCGATAGCGTTTGTCGGTGTGCCGACCTGTGAGGCGGTATCGACTTATAATAACAACGGCAGGGTAGAGCAGGCTACCCTGCGGTTCAAGACGCTCGACGACGTGCCTACCAACAGGCACATCGCCTTCGTTGTCACCGACTGCAATGGACAGTCCTACGTCATAGGGCAGCACGAGAAACCGCGCCCGATCATCAAAACCACGAGCGCCACAGGAACGCCTGGCGGCGATCCTGCGGTATGCTCGGTGGAGGTGACGCTCTATGCACAGAAATCACTTATACCTTGCATCCGATCAAAAGTATAGATAATAGCTTCATAGTAAGAAAAATTTAAAGGTTAATAATGAAAATCGAGTGTGTCATCAATATGTGTAATTCATGGTAAAGATAACTCTGTTTGACACTTGAAACGGTTCGTCGTTGGGAAACGACGGACCGTTTTTTCAACTCTTGACACCTGCGCCGTCTTGGGCGCAACCGCTTGCAGGAAGAATCTGCATGTTGCCCATGAAAAACAAGCCAAACATCCTTGAACTTGCCTGACGTCGCTTTCAACGCCTTTTCCCGCTGCAAAGTTATTGCGGCTTGCGCACACGCAAGGCCGAGACGAGTTGCCTACGGAAATTCTCCAGCCCTTGCGGGTAGTAATTCCCGGGCAAGCCTTGCTTTCAGTGCGCTCCAGCCGCACTTTGCAGGCATCGTAAAAAGGCGAAGCGAAAGCGAAAACAAGTTCAATGACGTATGTTTAACTTTTAATATTTTTCAGTTATGGACAACAATTTCAATTCTTTCAATCCTGTAAGCGGTGCTGACAGCGCCAGTGTTCAAGAGCAAGTTGTAAAAGGCTCGCTCAGCTCATCCAATTTCAATATCGTTGATGAGCTTGAGGAGGTCGATTTGGATTTCCACAAGTATGATTACCGCAGCGGCCATCCCGCCGTATTCGTTTGCACCTATCACAAGTACAATGAAGGCGGGCGCTTGGCTTGACCTGTACACCTTCAGCTGCTACGAGGATTTTGTGGCCGCCTGCCGATGGCTGCACCGTGATGAGCAGGATCCCGAGTTTGCCTATCTCGATTATGAGAACATGCCCGATGAATTCTATTCGGAGAGCTGCCTCGATGAGGCCACGTTCGAGCGCATTCTCGAGTACGCTGACCTCGATGATGACGATCAGGAGGCCTTCAGGGCGTTTCTGGATGTCACGAGCGACAGCGATGCGGATTTCTCGGATTTCCGCGAGCGTTACTGCGGCCGATGGGACAGCGAGGAGGAGTTCGCGCAGCACCTCGCCGATGAGCTTTGCATGTTCGACAATGTTCCCGAGAGCATCACCCGCTTTTTTGACTTCAAGGCCTTCGCCCGTGAGCTGTTCATGTCTGACTATGACATGGGCGATGGCGGTCACGTGTTCCGCACCTGCTAAGACAGGGCCGCACCCAGCGAGAGAGGCCGCCTTCGGGCGGCTTTTCTTGTGCCCATGCGGAACGGGACCGGGGACGACCGCAACCAGTGGATCCAGGCGATGAACGAAAGAAACCGGGCCCGCCCACCAACCCGAAAAAGAACAGAATCCTGGAAGGATTTTGTCTTTTATCAGCGGTGTTCATCGCTATAATTTTGTAGCGAGAAAATGTAATCTATCCTATGAAAAACACACAATACCACCTTCACCTTAAGGGGCAAGTGGGCGGCTACGACTTCGACCGCAACTATGTGGACTATGTGCTTGCCCGCAACGAGGGCAAGCCGGTCCACGTGCTCATCGACAGCCTTGGCGGTTCGGTCGCCACGGCGCTCTCCATCGCATCCGCATTCAAGCGTCACGGCGACGTGACGGTCCACTTTGTGGGCATGAACGCGAGTGCGGCAACCGTCGCATCTCTCGGTGCCAAGTACATCTCGATCGACTCCTCCGCCATGTACCTGGTGCACAAGTGCAGCATGGAGTTCTTCGAGTGGGGCAACCTCAACGCCGACCAGCTCGCGCAGCTCGTCGACCACTGCGAGGATGCCATCAATGACCTGAACAAGCTTGACGACAACATCGCCGCGATGTATGCCGCCAAGACCAGCAAGCCGCAGGCCGACCTGCTCAACCTGATGAAGGAGGGCGGCTGGCTCAATGCCAAGGAGGCCCGCGAGTGGGGCTTTGTCGATGAGATCACGGAGCTCAACGAGGAGAAGCCCGTGCTTACCGACGCCGTGGCCTCGGCCATGGCAGCGGCAGGCATGCCCATCCCCAACGTGCCCACCGAGAGCAAGGAAACGGCCTTCGCCCGGTTCCTGGCCTCGATCGCCTCCCTGTTCAAGTCAAGGGCAGAAACCCCCGTGACAGCTGCAGCCGAGGAACCCGCTGCACCTCAGACTGAAGAAAACGAGACTCCACAAACCATTGAAAGCACAGACAGTATTAGTAACCAGACAAAAGAAGCTGTAACCGTTATGAAACGATCCTATGAACTCCTGGGCAAGGTCCTCCAAGTGGAGGGCTTTGCCGTGGGTGAGAACGGTGTGACGCTCACTGAGGCGCAGATGCAGGCCATCGAGGATGCCCTGGCCGCCCGTGACCGCCGTAACACCGAACTCGCCGATGAACTCGCAGCGGTGAAGAAGTCGCCCGCCGACAGCTCCACCGCAGTTATCAACGAAGGCACGTCGGACAAGCACCAGCCCCAGGACGGGGTGCAGAGCTATGTCGAGACCTGCAACCAAGCCAAAGCATTGTATAACCTTGTTCCCTAATCCGAAAGAAAAACATGGCAGGACAATTAGTATTCACCCCGCAGCAGTTCCAGGAAGCTGCGACGAAGTACCGCAGGGAACTGCTCATGCTGCCTATCATCGGCTGCTATGAGACCCTGCAGTACATGACGGGCCGCCCCGGCATCCGCTACAAGGAGAATGTGGGCGCCATCAGCGGTGACGCGCAGTTCGCGCCCTACAAGCCCTCTCGCTCCACCGACTTCAACCTCAACGTCGACTACCGCACCCTCGAGACCTACTTCGGCTCGGTGGTCGCCAAGTTCGAGCCCAACTCGGCCGTATCCACCATCCTCGGCGCGACCGGCGCCACCAAGGGCGACGGACAGATGCAGGCTCCGACGGCGCTGCATGTGCTTGCCCTGATTGCCAAGGGCCTCTCAAGCCACCTGAACGATGCCCTCTGGAACGGCGTGCGCAACGCCAGCGGCGACACGACCGCCGACCTGTTCGACGGCTTCGACACCATCACGTCGAATGAGATCACCGCAGGCAACATCAGCGTGGCCAAAAAGAACTACATGAAGCTCACCGAGGAGATCACCACGGCCAACGCAGTGGACATCGCCAAGGAAATCCTGTTCTCGCTCGACCCGAGACTGAGGTCCCAGGATCTGATCATGTACTGCTCGCAGGACTTCGCCGACAAGTACAACGAGGCCTACCTGCTCACGCACGGCGGCATCGTGTACAACAACAAGTACGACCAGACCACGGTGGAAGGAAGCAATGGCCGCCTGACCATTGTTCCTCTGTACAACAAGATGGATAGCAAGTTCATCCATGTCACCGCCAAGAGCAACATGCTCGTTGGATATGACCAGATGAGCGACGTGGAATCCATCCTGGTGAAGGAGTACGAGCCCTTCATCCTCTCGTACATCGCCACCATGTTCTTCGGCGTGCAGTTCGAGAGCATCGACTACCGCCGCATGAAGGTCATCGAGCTGGCAGCCTGATAAACGGCAAACATGTTTAACCCTTAACAACGACTAGAATAATGGCAACCGTTTGTTCAACCATCCAACAGTCGCTCGCCTGGTGCCAGGGAACTCCCGAGCTCCCCGGCATCAAGCGTCGCATCTACTACATCAGCAAAGACCAGATCGTGGCTTGGCCCTCGCTCACCTACGACGCGCTCGGCCGTCTGACTAGCGCAGCCTACACGGGCAGCTTTGTGCTCGCAGCCGACGCCACCTGGAAGTTCATCGACATCCTGACCGACAAGTCGCAGTTGACCAGCGAGGCCCAGGGCGAGTTCCCCAGCCAGACGCAGCTCAACAAGCTCGTGGCCGTCCATCCCAGTGTGGGCGTGGAGGCTTCGGCTCTGTCCGCTTATGTCAACAACAACGACTGCGTCTATCTCGTTGAGACCGTCCGCGGGCAGTTCCGTGTTGTCGGCAGCGAGAAGTGGCAGGTGAAATCCACCGTAGCCCAGGATCTGGGCCAGGGTGCCACCGGCACGACCAGCACCACCCTCAACGTGGAGGCCACCGACGAGTGCCCCGCTCCGTTTTATTACGGTGAGATTGTCACCGAAGACGGCATCATCAACGAGAAGGATGATGGCGGCAACGGCGGTGGTACAATCATTCCGTGGAATCCCCATGATGGTTTGACCCCCGTTGACGGCACTGGCGGCAAGGATAACGGAGAAGGTCTCAACAACCTGAATCCGTCCAACACACTCAACCCTGCGCCTGAAGATGACGCTGATGGCGGCGAGGATCCTAACGCCAACGCCGCAAGGTAATCCGTAATGGACGACGATAGCAATGACATCGGGAGAATTGGGCTCGACATGAACGGGGTCTTAGACGACCTGGACTTCCCGACAGCCGACCTGAGTTCTCTCGATGTCACTTTACCGAGCGTCGAGACGCACCCTGGACAAAAGGATTTGTTTGAGGTGCAGAAACGCAAGTCGTGGGACAAGTCCACCGAAGCGCGGTGTGACTTCTCCTACAGACTGCGCCTGACACGCCGTTCGGACGTGAACTTCATCTCCATCTGGCAAAAGACCGTCTACGGACGGACGCTCACCGACATTAAGGGCGACCCTGACATGGTGGCGTTTTTTGCCGACAACATCTGCCCCGTGATCAAGGAGATGCTGGGCTATAACCTCCACTTGGGTTCCTGGTGCATCTGCACTTCCCCCAAGAGAAGGCATAAAGTCAAGAACTTCGCAACGCTCATCAGCGAGAGACTGGGCCAGATGCTGGAGATTCCGTTCTACGAGGATGTGGCATTTTGCCACACCAAGCAACGAGTGAACGCGGTTTTTGAGCTCAATGTGCTGCCCAATGAGCCCAACGTCATAGTTTACGATGACTTTGTGACAACCGGGCAGACATTGGCGGCGATGAAGCGTTTGCTCAATGCCCACAATAAAAATTGTTTTTATGTGACCAATGTGAACAATAAACTTTGAATCTAAATAATTATGAACCAGAAGTTTACAGAGAAGGTGCAGAACTGGCTTGCCCAGGACGCTGAGCAACGCGACTACGCTGAGGGCGCACTCCTGTTGCTCCAGCTCACGGGCAATCAGATCATGTACCGCAACCTCATGGTTAATCCGAAACGACGTGCCGAGTTCATCGAGTACCAGCTGAAGAAGCGCCTGTCGTTCCGACTCAACCAGATCACTCATGAGCAGGTTGAGGCGATGCAGGCAGAGGTCGACAAGATTGTGGTCAACCGCAATCTTGAAGTCAACCAGCAGCAACCTGCCAATGAGTTCAAGGCGGGTAAGCGTGCTGACCACGACGAGCTGCCTGATGAGATCCAGGCTCTCTATGTAGAGAACCTTGGCATCGTCCAGAAGATGCGTGAGTTGCACCTGCGTCTGCGCACGATGTCAACTGATGAGAAGCCCGCACGGGACTGCGACCGCTACCCGTTCCTCAAGGACCTGATAGCCCTTGACAAACGGTTGCACTCCAACTGGGAGCAGTACGACCACTACACGGGCACGGACGGCGAGCAGCAGCTGACCGTCGATGTCCGTGAGGAAAGCAAGAAGGCCGTCAGGATGATCAACCTTGCCAAGGGTCGCTATCGCAAGAACCCCAGCGAGGAACTAAAGGCTCAGATCCTCGCCAACTATGCCAAGGTCATCAACCCGACCGAGAAGCTGACCAAGGAATTGAAAGAGTTGGGAATCCTTTAAAAAGTTTGAGGAACGATTGCTCATTCCTCATTCTGGCGAGGAATCGGTAGTCATTAGCTACGGAATCCTCGCTGCAAAGGTAATACAAAAAGATGAAACGCACCGCCGACATATCGGATTTTTTGCAGCCGTTGAGAGATAAACCTTACCAGGCTTATCTCTCCAACGCCCTGCAGGTGGCCGACGTCCTCGACTGGGTGCTGCAGCAACTCGGCAAGTCCGAGGTGTGGCAGACCTCATTCTCAATCTCCGAAGAGTTCATCCGTAGGCTGTTCTTCATCGAGAAGTCCGGGCTCGTCACCCGTTTCAACCTGGTACTCGACCATAAGGCCACCAACAAAACCCTCAAGCTCTGGGCGTTCATCACACAGGTCATCAACACGACCTACCTTGCCGACAACCACAGCAAGGTATTGCTCGTGCGCAGCGAGAAGGGAGAGGTGGTCAGTATCATCACGTCACAAAACCTCACACGCGGTAACCGATGTGAGAGTGCCGTGGTGACAACCGACCTCGACATCTTCCGCACGCTTCACGCACAGATCCAGGATTTAATCACCAATCATTCCGTTCCGCTCAATGAACTATTCGCAAGAAGAATTGCAGCAGATTGAGCAGTTCGCCTCAATCTACCTGAAGATATCGGACATGGCGGTGATCCTCGGCATACCTGCCGAAGTTCTCCGCTCAGATATCGCTGACCGCACCACCGAGGTAAGCCAGCGTTACCTCCGTGGCAAAGCGGCATCGAAAGTGAAACTCCACCATCAGGAGATGATGCTGGCGCAGGTCGGCTCGCCGCTGGCCATAGAGAATGCCCACCGCAACCTGCTGGATATGGAAGATGACGAGTAACCATGCCTAATCCCTCTACGCTTGAAATATGCCGCATCGACCTTTTCACGGCAAAGGACGAACTTCAACAACGCTATGCTGATGGCATTGTTGAACGCATCATGCGTATTCGTGATGAATATAATTGGTTCCTCTCCAACCCTGACAGCAAGGATCGCCAGTTTGTCGAGCAAGCTGTTTCACGCCATGGCGTCAGCAGGATGCAGGCATACAACGATCTTGCCGTGGTCAAAGCGTTGTTGCCGCACCTCGCTCAGGCCAGCCGTGACTTCCATCGGTATCGCTATAACGAGATGATTCTGGAGACCTACCAGATGGCCAAGAAGCGCAAGGACACGAAGACGATGGAGAAGGCCGCTTCCTCCTACGCCAAGTACAACCGTGTTGACCTGGAGGACGAGCAGGCCGTTCCCTATGACCTCATTGTGGTGCAGCCGTTCACCGCAACGGATGACCCGACGGTGTTGGGCATTAAGCCAATTCCCAACATCAATGAGCGTATCCATGCGCTCCTGAAGAAGTACCAGGCGGAAAACATGGACATCGAGGATGTTGAGTTTGAGGAACCCGACCTCGAACTCCCTTCACTGTTTCCCGAAAATATTGAAGATGAAGATGACGCCCCAGCCCAAGAAAGAGATATACTTTAACGCCCCTCAACGCTTGACGCAGTTGATTGGCGCCAATACCACCGTTATCGTGGCGGGGCGACGAACCGGCAAGACAGATTCGATCGCCTCGCCCTTTGTGCTGCGTAACATGCAACGCATGCCCGGAAGCACTGGCGGTATTGTTGTTCCGACCTACAAGCACGGTCTGACGAACACCATCCCGGGCCTGTTGGCAGCATGGAAGCGCTGGGGGTACATCAACGGGCTGCACTACGTCATTGGGCGGCGACCGCCTAAATCCTTTGGCAAGCCCATTATCGAACCAGCAGAATATGAGCACGTCATTTCCTTTTACAATGGCTCCTGTGCCATCATCATCTCACAGGATCGCCCGGGCAGCAGCAACTCGCTGACCCTTTCGTGGCTCCTGATTGATGAGGCCAAGTTCATCGATTACGAGCGACTCAAGGACGAGACACTGCCTGCCAATGGCGGTATCAAGTCCTATTTCGGACACCACTCGTTCAATCACTCAGTAATGATACTCAGTGATATGCCGCAAACGCAGAAAGGCTCGTGGTTTCTCCATTATCAGGACAAGATGGATGTTGACCTCATCGAGACGATCAAGGGCACCATCTTTGAAATTTGGCGCGTCAAGCAACGCATACGCGAGCTTAACGCCCATGGCAGCGGGGTACCGAAGACGTTGTTCAACTACCTTCGTCGCCTCGATGCCAATCTCAACAAGATGCGCTCCGTAGCGGTGTACTACAAGGAGTACTCCTCGATTGAGAACCTTCAGCTGCTCGGCGAGTCGTACATCAAACAGATGAAGCGCGACCTCACGCCCAAGACTTTCCAGACTTCCATTCTCTGCCAGCGCATAGGCATAGCAAAGGATGGATTCTATTCGTCCATGCGTGAGGGACACAAGTACAACGACAGCGACTTCGACTATCTCGATAGTCTAGGCTATGACTTCGACGCTGCAGAACTCGATAGCCGCGCAGATAAAGACTTAAACCCATTCGCCCCAATCTGCATAGGAATGGACTACAATGCCAATATCAACTGGATTGTGGCTGGGCAGCCGTCGGGACGACGACTCAATGTAATCAAGTCCTTCTACACGAAGTTCGAGCGCAAAATCCCTGCCTTGATTGACGACTTCTGCCGCTACTACATGCACCACGAATGCAAGATAGTTGTGTATTATTACGACAGCACTGCCCTTGGCGGCAACTATGCCGTCAACGAGCAGGACTTCCATTGGGTGGTGTGCCATGAGTTCGAGCGCCATGGCTGGCAGGTCGAGGATATCAACCTCGGTAATCCCATGCGTCACGACGAGAAATATCTGCTCATCAACCAAGGTTTTGCCGGTAAACAACGGCTCATGCCGATGTTCAACCGCCAAAACAATGATGACCTGATTCTCGCCATCCAGACAGCTGGAGTCGTGCGCGGCCGCAACGGATTCCGTAAGGATAAGGGTGGGGAAAAACTCGCAGAGACCGAAGAAGATCTGCTGCAGCACCGCACAGACGGCACGGATGCTTTCGACACGCTCTACATCGGTTGTGAGAAGTTCCCATATCGAGATACCTTCGGTTATAACTCGAGCGGCGTGCTGTGATGGCACGGTATTTGCTGTTATTAATTTTACCGAATCTAATAGCACTTTTTGTTACGACGTTGAAGAAATTGACTGTCCTTCAATCGCATAAGCGAATTTTATAAGGACTTTTAACACGACAGCGCCAGTGTTTGGCATTGGCTATATGTTATTTTGCGGATTTGGATATGGTTGGCTGCTTCGGCAGCAAGAGTTTATCAACTTTTATCAACCATTTAAACAGTTATTATTATGAACAAAACTGTTTCAATTCCGCAGCCTTATGCAGAAGCTCTCTGCTCGAATGCCTGCGACGTGCTTCATCTTGATGTAGCACCAGAAGAATTGCCATGCCGCTGTATCATCAGAGCGACAAGGCCAGTGTTTAACCCCCAAACTCCCCTGGAGTGGATCATGGCCATCCACAATGAGCAGGTGTATGGCACCTTCGGCGCAACCGACACTTTGCCTGTCGAAGTGCCTATCGGTTATGTGGATGTAGTTGAGCAAGTGCCGTATGACTACAACATTTGGTCGCTTGGACTGCCCGAACCTGTGTTTCGTGTCGAGAATGCCCACCTGTTTGATGAGCCGTCACCATTGTTGCCAAATCGTGAGGACTTGCCGCTTGACAAGTGGCTACCATCTCATGTGGTAAAACGCTCCTATCCCTATGTGGGTATGATGTTTATTTCCCTTGATGTCAACCCGGACATCTTCAATCTTGCGGCTCATCGTGGTACATTCCTTGTTGATCTGACACATGAGTTTGAAGATTTGTGCATCACAGAAGATGGTTTAATCGATGGCAAGTATGATGCATTTTTGAAATGTGGCAACCTCGAGAAAAGGTTCGACAATGCTGTATCGGAGATTTTCTACGAACTTGATAGAAAGGGTGATCTCGTCACCTATCCAAGTCTTCTCCACCAAGGTAAACTGATGCCCAGAAGGTCTCTATTGATTAAATGCTTTAAACAATGGGGCTATTGATTTTCTCCACAGCATTATGCTGTTTGAGAAAAATGTCGTATCTTTGCCTTGTCAAGGCAACGCTTGACAAGACATAGAGGAGAAGAAAGACCATTATACACCTGCCCTTTGAAAACTTAGGACACTTTCAATTTAGATTAGCAGGGTTGTATAGTGACTCTCGCCATATTGGCGCGGGTCGCTAATGCACCGCTAATCAGCCATCCTAAGGGCCTCAAAGGGGGTGCATCCGGCCCGCGCCTTTTTCTCAATAATAAGCAG